AAGCAAGAAGAGCTTCTTGCCAAGCAGGAAGAGCGTGCGGCTGCTCAGGAACAAGAGAAGACAACGCAGCTTATGTCCCGCCGCCGTGTCGCTCGTGGTGGTGGCGCTGGTATGCGTGCGCTGCTCAGCACGGAACGCGCAACTCCTGAGACGGGTCTTAGCACAACGCTTGGAACCGGGACGCGCATGTAATGGTTGCCAAGAAGTATCAGAACCCTGAAGGCGGGCTTAACGCTGCGGGTCGCGCATACTTCAAGCGGACTGAAGGCGCTGACCTAAAGGCTCCCGTCAAGGGCGCACCGAAGGGCCGCGAAGACTTGGGCCGCAAGGCAAGCTTCCTTGCTCGCATGGCTGGCAACCCCGGCCCTGACTACGATGATAAGGGTCGCCCTACTCGGAAGCTGCTATCGCTTCGAGCGTGGGGCGCAAGCTCTACGGCAGATGCCAAGGCAAAAGCCAAGCGCCTATCTGAACGCCTCAAGAATATGAAGGATTAGCCATGCCTGAAGTTTGGGATAAGCCGCGCCCCAAGGGCCTCGGTCCTAGTAAGAAGCTGACCCCTGAGCAGAAAGCCTCGGCTAAAGCCATGGCTGACAAAGCCGGTCGGCCCTATCCGAACATGGTCGATAACATCCGCGCCTCAATGAAGGGTAAGAAGTGATGCCTGACTATATGGACGATGAGGAAGATAGCTTCCCGATGATGGCTAAGCGCAAGATGATGAAGGCCATGAAGGCCAAACGCGCAACGGATATGGAAGACGAAGAAGACTATCCTGAAATGGAAAAGGAAATGTCTTTGGTCAAAGTCGAGATCAATGTTGGTGGCTCTAACGGTAAGGGCAAAAAGTAATGCCGCTCAAATCTGGTTCCTCTCAGAAGACCATCTCATCCAATATCCGTGCTGAGATGAAGGCTGGCCGTCCACAGAAGCAAGCGATTGCTATTGCTCTGTCGAAGGCTGGCAAAGCCCAGAAGCAGACAAAAGGTAAGTAAGGATCACCGCCATGGCGCGTATGAAAGTCGAAGAAATCATCAAGCGTTCTTCGCTTGCCAATGCGCGTAAGGATGAATGGCGCACGATCTACGAAGAGTGCTACGAGTATGCGCTACCGCAGCGCAACCTCTATGATGGCTACTATGAGGGCGGCACTCCCGGCCAGAAGAAGATGCAGCGCGTCTTCGACTCCACCGCGATTGACTCGACCCAACGCTTTGCCAACCGGATTCAGTCTGGCCTCTTCCCGCCCTACCGTTCATGGTGCCGGTTGCAAGCTGGCAATGAGATTCCCCCTGACCGCAAGGGCCAGACCCAGATCATCCTCGATGCCTACAACGAGCAGATGTTCAACATCATGCGGCAGACAAACTTCGACCTAGCAATGTCGGAGTTTTTGCTTGATCTGTCTGTCGGCACTGCCGTTATGCTGATCCAGCCGGGAGATGAAACAACCCCGATCCGCTTTACTCCTGTCCCGCAATATCTCGTGGCCCTCGAAGAAGGACCGCACGGCACGGTTGATAACGTCTATCGCAAGCTTCGCATCAAGGGCGAAGTGATCGACCGGCAATGGATGGATGCCAAGATTCCACCGGACCTTGCTGCTCAGATCAAGCGCAAGCCAACAGATGATGTCGAGCTACTTGAGGCTACTGTCTATAACAAAGACATGGGTAAGTATTGCTACCATGTCATCCATGAGAAAAGCCGGAGCGAGCTTGTCTATCGCACCATGACGGTTAGCCCATGGATCGTGGCCCGCTACATGAAGGTGGCTGGTGAAGTCTATGGTCGCGGCCCGCTTGTCTCGGCCATGCCTGACATCAAGACGCTCAACAAGACGCTTGAGCTTCTTCTCAAGAACGCTTCGCTGGCTATCGCTGGCGTCTATACCGCAGCCGATGATGGTGTGCTGAACCCGCAGACTGTTCGCATCCAGCCGGGAGCAATCATCCCAGTCGCGCGTAACGGTGGCCCAACCGGCCCATCGCTCATGCCGTTGCCGAAGTCGGCTGACTTCAACGTGTCCCAGATCGTGATTAACGATCTCCGCATGAACGTGAAGAAGGTGCTTCTCGACGATACGCTGCCGCCAGATAACATGTCGGCTCGCTCTGCCACTGAGATTGTGCAGCGCATGAAGGAACTGTCCCAGAATCTTGGCAGCGCCTTCGGTCGCCTGATTACGGAAGCAATGATCCCGATCATTCGCCGCATCCTGTTCATCATGGATGAGCAAGGCTTGATTACCCTGCCGCTCAAGATCGACGGCCAGCAAGTCAAGGTTGTCCCGGTTAGCCCGTTGGCTCAAGCGCAGAACATGGATGAAGTGAACGATGTGCTTCAGTTCATGCAAGTGGTCGCAACCATGGGGCCGGAAGCGCAGATCGCCTTGAAGAAAGACAACATCATTGACTTCATCGCCCAGCGCCTTGGTGTCCCGGCCTCTCTCCTGACAACTCAGGAAGAGCGCCAGCAAATGATGATGCAGATGGCAGAGGTAGCCCAGCAAGCAGTAGCGGCACAGCCGCAACCTGAAGGTGCTGAGGCTGCAATGGGGGCAATGCAATGAATGATTGGGATGTGATTAGAGATTTCGCCGCTCCGATTAAGGGGGCAGCGGATAGCCAAGCCGATATGGATAAGTTGTACGCTCACTTGTTCATGTCGCCGGAGGGCCAAAAAGTATTGGCTGATCTCCGCAGCCGCACCATCGAGCAACCATCTTGGTTCCCCGGCGAAGACGCTTCGCATGGGTTTGCTCGTGAAGGGCAGAACTCGATTGTTCGGATGATCGAAGAGCGGATTAAACGCGCGAGGACGTAATGGCAGAAGAGCAGACAACTCCGGCCCAAGGGACAGAGGCTACAGCCGAAGCACCTGAGGAGAACCGGGGCCTGTTAGGCGTAGAGCCTGAAGCCGAAGAAAATCCAGATCAGGTAGTTATCCCCCACTTGGAAGGGCAGGAAGCTCCGAAGAGTACCGATCAGGAAGAGAAGCCTGAAGAATGGGTTCGACCCGATTACTGGCCTGAGCAATTCTGGTCAGACGATGAAGGGCCGGACGTTGAGAAGCTTGCTAAGTCCTATCAAGAGCTTCGCACCAAGATGTCGCAGGGCAAGCACAAGGCTCCTGCGGATGGAAAATACGATACCGCAGTCTTCAAGAGTGCTGGCGTCGATGAGAAGGACGATCTCCTTCAGAAGTATGTAACCAAGTCAAAAGAACTCGGCGTCTCGCAAGAAGCGTTCGATGAACTGGCTAAGCTATATATGGAAGAAGTTGGCGCGGCCTTTGAGGAAACAGCCGTTAATCGTGAGGCTGAACTCAAGAAGCTTGGACCCAAGGCGAACGATATTCTGAAGGCCAATAACCAATGGCTGACCAAACTATCGCGCACGGTCCTGACCGAATCCGAAACGGAAGCTGTAGTTAAGGCTTCTGGCTCGGCAGCTTTTGTCTCGGCCTTGAATAAGATCAGACAGGCTTCGGGTGAGATGGCTATCCCTGTTGACGCAACTATGGTCAGTGAAGGGCTTCCATCCAAAGAAGACCTTTATGCAATGGTTGGCGATCCTCGTTATGGCAAAGACATGCGCTTCACACGCGAAGTAGAAAACATGTTTGCCAAAGCATTTAACAAGTAAGCTAAGTCCCATTATTTGACTTAATCGGACGGCGGGGTATATATTCTCGCCGTTCGACAATCCTTACGGACCGGACAACTCAGGTCGGGACACCTTAAAGTCCAAGCTGACAGCCCCACGCGGGAGAACTGTCGCGCCGAACCAATATCGTCACTCTCTCAGGAGACAAACAAATGTCGCTTCAGATTTCGAGCGCCTTTGTTACCCTGTTCGACGCGGAAGTTAAGCAAGCATATCAGGGCCAACGCGCCCTTGCTGGCCTCATCCGCGAACGTTCGGGTGTCGAAGGCTCAACCGTTAAGTTCCCTAAAATTGGCAAGGGTGTTGCTACGCAGCGCATCCCTCAGGCTGACGTCACGCCTCTCAACGTGTCCTATTCGCAGGTCACGGCGACGATGCAGGACTACATTGCTGCCGAATACTCGGACATCTTCAACCAGCAGAAGGTCAACTTCGATGACCGCCGTGAACTGGTTCAGGTTGTCGCGGGTGCCATTGGTCGCCGCATGGACCAGCTTGTGATCGCAGCCCTTGAGGGTTCGTCCACATCGCTGACCGTGGACGAAGACCTCGGTGGCACGAACGCCTCGCTCAACGTGACGAAGCTTCGTCGCGCTAAGCGCCTTCTGGACGCGAACAACGTCCCGATGGAAGGCCGCATCGCCCTCATCCATGCTCGCTCTCTCGAAGGCTTGCTCGGTGAAACGGCTGCGACCTCGGCTGACTTCAACTCGGTTCGCGCTCTCGTCGCGGGCGAGGTCAATACCTTCCTCGGCTTCCGGTTCGTCACGATTGGCGACCGCGATGAAGGCGGCCTCGGCTTCGGCTCGTCGAACATCCGTCAAAACTGGTTCTTCCATCGTGATGCTGTCGGCATGGGCATTGGCATGAACTCGAAGACTGAGATCAACTATGTCCCTGAAAAGACATCGTTCCTCGTTGCTTCGATGTTCTCGGCTGGTGCGGTTGCTATCGACGCCGAAGGCATCGTGAAGGTCGAAACCTACGAAGCGTAAGGAGCTACCATTATGGCGTTCGATATTGCTAACTTCGGCCCTCTTGGTGGTCAGTCTCGCCGTGGCAAGGCTCCGATGTGGTGGACCTACACCACTACGGATGCCCACACTGCGGTTGATGCAGCGGGTTACTTCGGTTCGTCTTACGGTGGTGTCTATAACCACCTTGAGATTGGCGATGTGATCTATGTCTGCGTGACTTCCAGTGGCGCTCTCTCGACGGCTGGTGTCCATATCGTGAAGGACAAAGCGTCCGGCACGGTCGATGTCACCAACGTCACGGCCTTTACGGTCACTGACTCCGACTAAGTTAGGTGGCTAACGCCATCTACACTGAGAAGCATGGGGGTTGCGCTATTGTATGTGGCGCAGCCCCTTCTTTGTTTGCTGATTTAGAGGCGGCTCGGCAGCTCCGGCCTGATGCTAAACTTTATGGCTGCAACAATACGGCAGCACTTGTCCCAGAAATTGAACATGTCTGGACCCATCATCATACTCTGGCTGGGCAGTTTAAGAGGGACGCCAAGCGACCCATTTTTGTTCACGGCAACACGCAATACCCAGACATTGATTACTTCTGGCCCGCGCATTGGATATGCGGTTCGTCGGGTGTTGGCTCGGCTTTGTGGGCGCGATGGCTACTAGGATATGATGAAGTCATCATGTGCGGGATTCCGCTGACCCCTGACAGCAAGGTTTATGTGGATGGCTATCCGACTAAACCTATGCAGAATAGCCAGACCGAATGGGCGCATGACGGCAACTTCAATACGTGGCATCGTCAGATACTGATTCGGAAAGATGAAGGCCGGTTCCAAGGCATATCATCCATGTCAGGCTGGACGAGAGAGACATTCGGAGCGCCCAAGTGATCCAGATCGTGACCGTTATGAAGAGCGGCGGCGACTATACGTATAAACACGTAGATAGACTAAAGGATATGCTGGCCGATAAGGCTGGGATCAGCTTCAACTTCTTGTGTCTGTCTGACGTTCCCGGCCCAGATGTCGTGCCTCTACGGGATGGGCTACCGGGATGGTGGTCCAAGATGGAGGTCTTTAAGCTGCCGGGACCATGTATCTACTTTGATCTCGATACGATCATCTGCGGCTCTCTCCACAAGGCGGCTGATCTAGCGAAGCGGGTTCCGTTCGCCATTCTACGGGATGCCTATCGGGGCAAGAGCGATCCCACCGCCATGCAGTCCAGCGTGATGATGTGGTGCGGTGACATGAGCCATCTCTACTCGGCTTTCATCTCAGACCCGATCCGGCACATGCAGATCAAGGGTGGGGATCAAGCCTTCATCGAGACACAGATAAGTAAAACTACGTACATACAGGATGAGCTTCCCGGCCAGTTCATATCTTACAAGGTAGATGTGCGCGGGAAGCATGTCCCAGATAATGCCAGAGTGATCTTCTTCCATGGTCATCCCCGGCCTTGGGAGCAAACGGACATCCCCTATGTATAAGCTGATCGAAGGCTGGTGTGTGCCAGAGAAGGATGAGAAGTGCTTCGATGCCGTCATGGGCGAGGTGGATAAGGTCTTTAAGATCGCGCCCCAATGCCCAAAGCGGCGCTCGTGCATACAGGCTGGCGGCAACATTGGGATATTCCCCAAGGCTCTGTCCAAGTTCTTTCAGGCCGTTCATACCTTCGAGCTAGACCCTGTAAACTTCAGGGCCATGCAGGAGAACTGCGGCAAGATCGACAACATCATCATGCGGAACGCGGCCTTGACTGACTTTCATGGCATGGTCGGAGTTGACCGTATCAAGCCAAACAATGTCGGGGCGCATCAAGTAAAGCTGGATGGAGAAATCCATACAGTCATGATTGACGATCTTGGCTTGGAAGACCTTGACCTTCTATGGCTGGACATTGAAGGATCAGAACATTCGGCCCTATTGGGTGCGGCTAAGACTCTTCACGACTGTTCCCCAATAGTCGTTTTAGAGTTAAAGGGCTTGGGACAGCGGTATGGTTACTCAGATCAACAGACATTCGACCTTATGGAATCTTTAGGGTATAAGGTTTCTCAGAAGATCAGCCGCGATTATATCTTCGTTAGAGGTTGAGATGGCGACCGGAGACTCAAAACTTACGATCTGCAACGATGCCCTGATTATGCTGGGCGGTCGAGTCATCTCCTCTTTCTCCGAAGGGACCGACAATGCTCAGGTCGCCGACCGGCTCTATGATGACATCAAGATCATGTGTCTTACGATGTATCCATGGAGCTTCAGCTTCAAAAAGGTTCAGCTCGCTAGGACGTTGAATACCCCGGTCACTGAATGGAAATATGAATATCAGATTCCCGGCGATGTCATCTCTGGCCCTCGTGCGCTGTTCGACACCTCAAGCCCCGGCGCTCGGCCTGTGACTTGGTGGGAGCGGTATGAGGATAAAGTCCTTACCAGCTATGAGCGGGTCTGGATTGACTACCAGTTCGACCCCGGCGAGGACCGTTTGCCGTCCTACTTCGTACAGCTACTAAAGTATATGCTGGCATGGCACTTCGCTGAGCCGGTCACTGACCAATTCCCCAAGGGTGAGTATTGGCGCAGTGTGGCTGTTGGCACGCCTCAAGAGAATGGTCGCGGTGGCTACTTCCGTCAGGCCATGAACATTGACGGCCAGACCCAGCCGAACCAGATGATCGAAGACTTCAGCCTCATTGCCGTGAGGAACTAATGTCCCGGCTGATCCAGATTCAGACGAACTTCAGCACTGGCGAAACGGACCCTCTTATCCGTGGCCGCATTGATCTGGCTCAGTATTACTCGGCTCTTCAGAAGGCTACCAACGTCACCATCATCCCGCAGGGTGGTGTTCGCCGCCGCCCCGGTCTTCGCTATGTGACAGAGCTACCCAACACTATCGCGGATGATGGCGTGATCTTCGCGCCATTCGAGTTCAGCGTTAATGATTCGTATATGTTTGCGATCATTGCTGGCCGCATCTATGTGTTCAAGAACGGCTCTCTGATTACGCAGATCACGAGTTCTATATCTGCGACCTACTCGCAGAGCGGCACGACAATTACTGTCACGGCAACAAGCCATGGGCTTATCGCTGGCGATACGGTCTATCTCGACTTTACCAGCGGCACCGCCGTTGATGCTAGCTTTACGGTAGCCACCGCTTCGTCTGGTTCATTCACCGTCACGGCGGCTGGATCACTTACCACCAGCGGTAATGTGACCATGAAGCCGAACCACATCATCGTGCCTACAATTACATCAGCAATGCTGCCCGATCTTAACTACGCGCAGTCTGCCGATACAATGATCTTCGTGCATGAAGACTTGGCCCCGCTGAAGCTGGTGCGCGGTGCGAACGACGCAAGCTGGACGTTCTCGACCATCACCTTCGATTTCATTCCGAATCACGCTTACACGGTCAGCACTACTTCACCCGCTCACTCTCTAAACCCTTCTGCCAAAGAGGGAACGGTCGAGTTGACTGCTGGTGCTGGTACCTTCACGGCAGCCGATGTCGGTCAGTACATTCGCATCAAAGAAGGATATGGTTTCGGTATCGCTCGCATCATTGGATATGTCTCTTCCTCCAAGGTGCGTGCCGTTACCGAGATCCCCTTCGACAAGACGACTGCGTATGGCTCCGGCGAATGGGAAGTCGAGAGTGGTTATGAACACGTGTGGTCCGTCAGCCGTGGCTGGCCCAAGAGCGTGACGTTCCATGAGGGCCGTCTGTACTTCGGCGGCAGCAAGGGTCGTCCGTCTACCGTGTGGGGTTCCGTCGTCGGTCGTTTCTTCGACTTCGATAAAGGTCAGTCGCTGGATGATGAGGCGGTGGAATCCACCGTCGATACCAACCAGTTGAACGCCATCGTGAACTGCCTGTCGGGCCGTGACTTGCAGTTCTTCACGACGGGTTCCGAGTTCTACGTTCCGCAAGCCACACTTGAGCCGATCACGCCCACGAACTTCTTCGTGAAGATCGCCACGCGAAACGGTTGCAAGCCCTCGATCAAGCCCGTGGGTCTGGACTCCGGCACGCTGTTCGTGCAGCGGCAGGGTAAGTCCTTGAACGAGTTCGTCTTTACGGACACCGAGGCGGCGTACATCACGAACCGCATCTCGCTCTTGTCTTCTCACCTTCTGAAGACGCCTGTTGATATGGCTATTCGTCGGGCCACTTCGACGGATGAAAGCGACCAGCTTTACATCGTTAATGGCGATGACGGCTCAATGGTCTGCTACTCAATGCTTCGCTCCCAGCAAGTCATTGCGCCATCTGAGTTCACAACAGACGGCGAGTTCTTGGCTGTCGGTGTAGATGTCGATACGATCTATGCAGCGGTGTGGCGTGAGATCGACGGCGTTGAGCGATACTTCATCGAGCGGTTCGACAATACTCTGACGGTTGACTGTGCTGTGACCGGGACAAGTGGGAGCAGCGTTACTGCGGCTAACCTTGCTGGCAAGACGGTCAAGATCATTGCGGATGGTGTTGTGCTGCCAGATGCTACGGCCAATTCGAGCGGCGTCATCACCTTCTCCCGTGCGGCAGTAAGCACATATCAGGTCGGGTTGGATTACAGTGTCGAAGTTAAGACGATGCCTGTCGAACCAAGGCTTCAAAGCGGGACGCTACGCGGGTTCAAGAAGCGCATTATCGAAGTTACCCCGCAGTTCTACGAGACACAGGCCGCGTCTATCAATGGGCAAGTCATCCCATTCCGGCAGTTTGATACGCAAGTTCTCGATGAACCCGTGGCTGAATATACGGGCATCAAAAAGATAGGGCCGCTACTAGGCTTTGACTATGAGGGCGTCATTACCGTCACCCAATCTGTGCCGCTGAAGATGACGCTATTGTTCCTAGAATATCAGGTGAGCGCGGGTCAGTAAGATGGAATTAGTCATTGCTCCCCTTCTCGGTGCTTTCGGCGCGACAGCCGGAACGATCAGCACCGTCTCAACGGCAGCTACTGCAATCGGTGGCATAGCCTCTGCGGCTTCTGGGGTCTTCTCTGCCCTTGGTGCGCTAAGCTCTATCGGCAGCGGTGCGGCTGCGGTAGCGGCAGGACGCCAACAGCAACAGCTTTACAATATGCAAGCGACACAGGCTGAGATGCAGGGCCGACAGGCTCAACTCAAGGCGCGGTCGGATGAACTGAAGTATCGCCAGCAAGGTATCGCCGCCCTTGACCGCACTCTCTCTACTGCTGCCACTATTGCCGCTCGCGCTGGCGCTGGCTCTATTGATCCTTTCTCTGGGTCGGCTCAAGCTCTTACGACTTACGCTTTCGGCAAAGGCTTTGGTGAGTTTAATCTTACGCAAGAAAGCGCAGAGCTAGTAAGGCAGGGCGTTCTTATCTCGGTGGGCGGCGCTGATGTTCAGTCTGACTGGTATAAAATGAGCGGGCGGCAAGCGGCCATTGCTGGATATGCGCGTGGGGCGACCAGTGTGTTTGCCGGTCTTCAGCAACTAAGCCAAATCGGCGGGCCATCGTCTTCGGGCTCAAGCACATCTGATGCGGATTAATAACAATGGCACTTCCTCGGTATCAGAATATCGGCGTTCAAGCTGGCGGCTCAATAGATAGCTTGCCGCGTATTGACTTCCCCAACCGTGGTGAAGCTACGCGCGGCTTCGACGCAATCAGCAATGCCCTTGATGTTATGTCTGGTGCGTTCTTCAAAGAGGCGCAGATCGCGGCTACTGAAGAAGGCGAGCGTTACGGCGCTCAAAACGCTCCAACTCAAGAGCAGATTAAGCTTGCGATTGAATCAGGCGAGCCAATACCACAGGTGGGTGATTCAAGAACCTTCTTTGGGAGAGCAGCAAGCCGCGCTTATAGCGATATTGTATCTACGCAATTCACCTATCTAGCCCGCGCAGATATGGATAAAATTAAGAGTGATGCGTCTAATGGCGTAATCTCTCCAACGCAAGTTATTCCGGCAGTCAACTCTGTCATTAACGGCTATCGCGGCGCTTTGTCTCAGGTCGATCCGGCTTTGGCTCGTAAGCTTGAAGCGCAGCTTGCCTATGATGGCAACAATGTGTTCTTGGCTGCATCTCGTCGCGCAGCTTCTCGCGTATCGGGTGAACTTGCGATTGAAATCCGTGACACAATCATGGATTTGGAAGCTAATCTTGAAAGCACAGTTATCCCTGCGGGTCCCACCGTTGACCCAGAAACCGGCAAGGTTATCTCCGTAAAAGACAAGATCGCTATTCAGCGCCAACTTGTTGAGAACATTGCTCGCCGGACCAATAAGCCAAGCTTTGTTGAGCGCACGCTTAAAAACTTTGACCGGAAAGCGAATAAGGCGCTTGGCAGCTATGTTGCTGATTGGGCTTCTGACCCGAACGGCGACCCTGTTGCGCGTGTCCATGAACTAGAGACAGGCAAGATTAATGATCCTGCCATTGCCGATATATGGAAAAACACAACCCCATCTGAGCGCATAGACATCTACAGCAAGAGCGCAGACTTTGTTTCTAAGCGAGAAGCTTTCAATGATCGCATGGCAGTAATCCGACAAAAAGGTTTGGACCGGACAGCCCGCGCCTTTGAGGATCAATATAGCGAAGCTTGGATGAATGACGATCAGGCTTCAATGGAAACTGCGGTCAACAATCTTATGCTTGTTGATCCAAAGAAAGCGGCAACACTAAAGCGCCGGATGATTAAAGAATCATCTGTTGATGATCCAGACGTTGTGAAGGGGCTGACTCTTTCATACTCTGAAGGCACACTAACTCGTGAGCGTATTGATAATGCGCTTGACCAAGATTTGATTAGTGCCAAGACTGCTAAATCTTGGATTGATACGCTCAAGAGAGAAGACAACAAGAACTTCAAGAGTGCTGTTGAGTTCCTTAAGCAGCATCCGAAGATTGATTACTATGGCCCGTTCCCCGATGTGGGCAAGAAGAACCTTGCTAAAGCGACGAACCAGCTTCGGACGGTTATTGAAGCCAACCCGACTGCTAACGTCATGGAAGAAGCTAAGAAGATTGTGTCTGAGACAACTCAGACTACAGAGCAGGACTATCTTTCTGGCGCTCAGCGCACCTTGAATGGCCTTGCTACGCGCCTTGGTGTTCAAGCAAAAGATGGTGCATATAGCATTGAGCAGTTTGATAGGATGCTCAGAGCAAATACTAATACGCTTCGGCCAGACGAGATGCAGGCAGCGGTAAATGCTATCAAGGCCATCCGTGGGGCAATCGACTCCAAGCGTCCCGTCGAAGGATTCCGCAAATGAACCTGTCAGAAGAATACATGAAAATGCTGGCGCTAAGGGACCTTGGCGGCGAGTTTGAAATGTTTAGGGACAATGACGGATTTGTTAAATATCGTGGCGTTGTCCCGCCTGACCAGCCTGAGCCAATGCCTATGGCCTCAACGGCAGAGGTGCTGGGAACAGAGCCTTCGGTAAAAGCAACGGGTGAAATGCCAGAAACTATTAAGCGTTTTGGCAAGATGCTTACTGAAGCAGAAAAGATTTACGAGACGATTGGCGAGAAGACAGGGCAAGACGTTTTTGATTTTGTCATGCAAAACACCAACAATCGTGGTGTTGCTGAGATGGCGAAGAGGCGCGTAACAGACCGCATCAATGCCTCAAAGTTTGCGGCTGAACTTTTTGTGCCTCAAACCCCAGAAGATGTTGCCTTGATGGCCGCTTTCGGCGGGCCTGTCCCTAAGATGGTTAAACGCGGCGCTGCGGCTGTCGGCGGGTTTCTTATGGGATCAGAGCCTACAGAGGCTAACGAGCCAGAAGTAAGCGAGAAATAAGATGGCTAAGAAAGTTCGAGAAATCACAGACGAGATGATCGCAGCCGAAGCCGATGTTGTCGGAACTGTTCCTCTGACTGGTGGTGGCGATCCTACTGAAAAGATTTCTGCTTATACAGAGGGCGTTCAAGAGCCGGTTCAAGTAGCGACTGACGATCTACAGTCTGTTGATGCTTTAGCTACGCAGACCATGACGGATGTGATGCCTGAAAGCGAGGCGTCTCCTAATGCTCAGTATGCTTCAGCTAAGAATATAGTCGGCAAGGTTCTTGATAGCATCTCAGGAACTGTGCAAAAGATTGAGCGCGGCGGCGAAGAAGCCCTAGCGCGGCAGAAGATCATTGGTGAAGCACCTCCTATCGTAAAGGTTGAAGGTGGTTATTTGGTCAAGGCTATTGACCAAACAGAGCTTGATGACAT